GAAATGTTAGAGTGGTTATTAATTTAAACTATTTTAAATAATAAATTATGACTAAATACAACATCATTAATAATTTTATAGAACCTGTATTATTTTCTAGTATTAGAGACACATTAACAGGAGATACTTTTTTTTGGTTTTACAATGATTTTGTAAATTATCGTCCTTGTGATGGATACAAATTTACAAATGAAATAATAAAAAATTCTAATTTAACACACCCAGTTTTTATTAATTATTTACATATGATAAAACCGGCCTTAGAAAAAATAACACACAAAAAATTACACTCAGTAAGATTTAATTTATTTACTAAAACATTAGAACCACAAAAATATTTAATTAATAATCATAAACAAAACACTAAAGTAGCAATTCTTTTTGCTAATAATACTAATGGTGGTATTAAAATTGATAATGCTTTTATTAAAAGTACAGAAAATCAGTTAGTATCTTTTAACTCTAATATAGAATACGAAGTAGTAACTCCAACGGATCTTAAAATATTTACTTACGCAATTATTAATTATGAATGATCCTGTAATACATTCTATTTTTCCAACACCTATTTATACAACAAAAATAGATAGGGATTTTACAAAACAAGAATTACAATTTGTAAAAGAACAAAAAAAACATTGTTCTAAAAATGAAGGTAATATTAATACAAAAGATAATTATATATTAAAAAGAAAAGAGTTTAAAAATATAAAAAAGTTTTTAGATAAATGTTGCAAAGATTATTTAAATAGAATTATTTGTCCAAAAAATAATATAGAATTATATATAACTCAATCGTGGTTAAACTATACAGAAGTTAATCAATTTCATCACAAACACGCACACCCAAATTCAGTAGTATCAGGTGTATTTTATTTTGATTCAGATATAAAAAACGATAAAATACTTTTTACACATCCTATATCCTATAAACAAATATCTCCAGAAATAGATAATACAAAATTTAATTTATGGAATTCTGAAACTTGGTTTTTTCCTGTACATACTGGTAATTTATTTATGTTTCCTTCATCAACCACTCATCAAGTAGAAACTAAAAAAGGTAACAATACTAGAATAAGTCTGGCTTTTAATACTTTTTATAAAGGCTCTATAGGATCTAATTATGAATTAACAGAGTTGATACTATAAAAATATAGTATATAATTCTTAGATGGAGGCAGGGCACCACCACATACCCCCTGTCTCCTTTTAAGGATTATTTATGAGTTTAGGATTTGACGCAATATCAGCATTACCGTTTGCTACATCAGGACCAGATAATAATGTATCAGTAGCCGTAACAGGTAATTCACTTACTATTACAATTGGTAGTGTAGGTGTTATTGCAGATGCAGTCACAGAAAATTTAACGGCTAATCAACTAGCATTAGGCACAGGCACTTTAACTATTACTGCGGATGCTAATCACACAGTTACAGGAAATGCTGTATCTTTAGGTTTAGGTGCATTTACTATTAATATAGATACTAACGTAACACCTTCTGGAAACTCGTTGACCTTGGCTACAGGAAATGTTACAATAACTGCCGACGCAGGAGTAAGTCCTACAGGTAATGCTTTATCATTAAATACAGTAGAACCAGGAGTTATTACGTGGAACGATATAATACCAGGAGCAACAATGGTTTGGACACCAATAAAACCGTACTAATATGGCATCAAGTTATTCAACAGATTTATCATTAGAACTCGTAGCAACCGGTGAAAAAGCTGGTCTATGGGGTACAATTACAAATACTAATTTACAGCTATTACAACAAGCAGTATCGGGTTATGTAGAAGTAACTTTAAGTTCTGGTAATGTTGATTTAAGCTTGGCCGACGGATCGGCGAGCGCGAATGGTAAAAATCTTTATATTAAAGTTACAGGAACTTTATCTGGCAATGCTAGTTTAACAATGCCTGCAACTACATCTGGTGGTAATGCTAACAGAGTATTTTTTGTAGAAGATGGCACGACTAGAGGTGGAGCTGGTGATAGTTATACAGTAACTTTACTTACAACAGGTCAAAGTGCATCTACACAAGTACCTCTTCCAGAGGGTGCAACAGTTTTAGTTTATTCTAGAGGTAGTGTTCCAGCTACAACTTTAGCTATGACTGAAAAAGGATTTACAACAGTAACTGCAGCAAGTAAGACTGCGTACACAGCAGTCCCTGGTGATCAAATAGGTGTAGACACAGTAGCAAATATTGTAACAATTACTTTACCTGCAGGTGTAGTTGGTGATGAAGTAATTATTATGGATATATCCGCATCAAATGGTTTTGGAACTAACAAATGTATTGTAGCCCCAAATGGATCAGATAAAATTCAAGGAACAGCTGCTTCACAGGATCTTACAACTAACAATCAATCAGTCACACTTTTTTATACTGGTTCTAATAAGGGCTGGCAATTTAAAACTAATACAGCATAGGAGTAAAGTATGCTTACGAAAATTAAGTTTGCTCCTGGTATTGACAAACAAGACACAGCTGTTGGAGCTGATGGTCGTTGGGTTGATTCAGATAATGTTAGATTCAGATATGGTCTGCCTGAAAAAGTAGGTGGTTGGCAATCATTACTCACGGATTCAATAGTAGGTGTCGCTAGAAAACAACACGCATTTGTAGATAAAGAAGGAAATAGATATGTGGCCATTGGTACAGATAAATTTTTAATTGTATATTTTGAAGGTCAACTTTTTGATGTTACTCCTTTAACATCCTCTATATCAGGAGCTACATTTACTTTTAATGGTACAACTACAATAACTATTACAACATCTGCTGCACACAATTTAGAAGATGGAGATATTGTTTTATTGGATAGTGTTACATTACCTGGTGGCACTGGATTAAGCGCTTCTGATTTTGAAGATAAATTATTTCAAGTTATTTCAACACCTACAAGTACAACTTTTACAATTACATTTACTAGTTCAGGTTCATCCGCATCAGGTGGTAGTGTAACTTTAAAACCATATGAAAGAGTGGGTCCCGCTGCTCAAACATATGGATATGGTTTTGGTATTAGTCAATATGGTGGTACAGTTCAAGGTGCGCAAACAACAACTTTAAACGGAGCGTTGCTCGCAGACACTGCTGGTACAGGAGGATCAGGTACAGCAATAACTTTAACATCAGTTACAGGTTTTCCAACAGGTGGTGGAACAATCGCGGTAGGAACAGAATTAATAACTTATACAGGTGTAAGTTCAAATGATTTAACAGGTATAACTAGAGGAGCCAAAGGAACTGCAGTATCGGGAACAACAGGACAAGCTCACAGTGATGGTGCAACAGTAACAAACGCTACAGATTTTAGTGGATGGGGTGATGCTGTAAATGCAGCAACTGTTACACTTGAACCAGGACTTTGGTCGTTAAGTAATTTTGGTGATGTGTTAGTTGCAACTATTGCAAATGGTAAAACATTTACTTGGGATGCTTCTATTACAGCTAGATTATCTACACGTGCCTCTACAACCACATCTGGATTTGAAACTACAAATAATCCAACTGCAACCAGAGTAACTTTAATTTCACCAACAACACGTCACTTAATTCATTTAGGAACAGAAACAACCATTGGTTCAGCTACAACACAAGATGATATGTTTATTAGATTTTCTGAAGATGAAAATATAAATGCATACGTACCAGAAGCAACTAACACAGCAGGCACACAAAGATTACAAGATGGTACAAAGATTATGGGTGGTTTAGTTGCCAAAGAAAACATTCTAATTTGGACTGACAATGCTTTGTATACTATGAAATTTGTTGGAGCTCCTTTTACATTTGGGTTTGAACAAGTAGGCACAAACTGTGGATTGATTGGTAAAAATGCAGCTATTGAAATTGATGGTGTTGCATATTGGATGGGTAATAATGGTTTCTTCTCGTTTGATGGTACAGTCAATACACTACCTTGTTCGGTTGAAGATTTTATTTATGATGATATTGATACTACAAAGGGTCAACAAGTTAATGCAGGTATCAACAATCTATTTACGGAAGTTGTTTGGTGGTATCCAACAGCGGGCTCTGATTTTAATAATAGATACGTAGTTTATAATTATGGACAAGACAATGCAAGATTACCAATGGGTAATTGGTACACAGGCACAAATACAAATTCTATTAGAACCACTTGGATTGATTCACTTGTATATCCTAAACCTTATGCAACAGCTTATAATAGTTCAGGCACAGGTACATTTCCTAGTATAATTGGTGAAACAGGATTAGGTAATAGTGTATTGTTTGAACACGAAACGGGAACTGATCAAGTAAATCCAGATGGTAGTGTAACAGCTTTAACATCTTTTATTAAATCATTTAGTTTTTCTTTACAAACAGATCAAAGCGAAGTTTTTTTAGCTATGCGTAGATTTTTACCAAACTTTAAAGTGTTACTGGGTAATAATCAAATTACTTTATCTGTAAAAGATTTTCCTGCTGATAGTGATACACAGACTTCATTAAGTCCTTTTACAATTACATCTACTACAACCAAAGTAGATACACGTGCAAGAGGTCGATATGCAAATATAAAAATAGAAAATACTGGTGTAGGTGAATCGTGGAGATTTGGTACATTTCAAGTAGACTTACAACCTGATGGAAGGAGAGGATAATGACAAAAGTAGTGGTAAGATTACCAGAACCTAAAAAAGAATATAGTGAAGATAACCAAAGACAAATTAACAGAGCGTTAACTACAATTATAGAACAGTTAAACTCTACATACTTAACACAACAAAAAGAAGACCAAGAACGATTTACTTGGTTAGGATTAGGCTAGTGGCAAATATATATAAAAACGATAAAGTAAGTTTAACAAATACAGATGTTACCACTTTGTATACAGTGCCATCTAATTCAAGAGCTATTGTTAAATCATTGTTAGTTGTAGAAGATGCATCAGGATCGGCGGCTGTTAAAGTAACATTAACCAATGCAGCAGGCACAGCTTTTGTGGTAGATAATGATGTAACTTTAACATCAGGTCAAAAAGAACAAGTATTAAGTGAGCCACTAATTATGTTAGAAAGTGAAATATTAAAGGTGCAAGCAACTAGTGGTAATGTGGATGTTATTGCATCTATACTAGAAATTAACAGGGAGGATAGATAATGCCGTTTATAGAAACAGAAGCTTCTGTTAGGTATGAAACAATTAATGGTAAAAGAGTGCCAGTAATTACACCTAAAACAGAAGTTACTTTAACTAATACAGTTACAGGTCAAGAGTATATGTCTGATGCAGAAGCTATGGCAGATGTGCAAAATCCAAGCACAGATACCAAATCAGAGCATATAAGAAGAGACGTAAATGTGACTGTAGAAGAAAT